AACAAAAACAATTTTTAATGAGCAACAATATAGAGCGCGGAATGAATGCGCTAGAAGTTGCTCGTTTGACTTTTAAAGATAGAGACATACAGCCTCTTAGTCAGCAACATAGAGTGACTATGGAGTTTTTGAGAAAGTATCGCCCAGAGATAGTTGATGATAATGAAATGCTAACAAATGATAAGTGGTCGCCCCCGAAGTCCTTATCTAGAGCTATCAAAAAAGTCAATGACTGGGCTGGACAAAACTTTGACGAAATAACAATACAAACAAAACATAAAAAAATGTGCGAAAAGCTTTTGTTATATCTGAAGAGTCCAAGATTTACACATTTTATCAATCAATATTCTACAGTAGCAGATAGAGAACTATTTGAGAGTGAATATGTCAGAACTGTTTGGGATAAGCCTGATTTAACTAATGATGAGCTTAATTTGTATATTACTGTATGTACAAACTATGTACGTCAAAAGCATATTCAACAGAGAATAGACAAACTTAATGCTATGCTTAACGATTCTGAGAATGAGCAGAATATTACTATAAGACTAACAGAAATAATCAAAGCTACCAGTGAAGAACTCAACCAATGTGAGAAAAGAATAGAATCACTCACAAAAGATCTCAACGGAAGTAGGCAAGCACGATTAAAAGCCCGTGGAGAGGAAAATGGTAGCATCGCAGCGCTCGTCGAAGCGTTTCAGGAGAAAGAAGAGCGAGATCGTATGATTCTTATGGCAGAGATGCAAAACAAGCTAGTTGAAGATGAAGCTGATAGACTTGAGACCATGGATGAATACAAAGCTCGTATACTTGGAATATCCAAAAAAGAATTACTCTAATGAAATACAAGTGCAAAGAATGTGAAAAAGAATTTGATAGCCGAAGAGGTTTTCATCTTCATTTGAAAGTGCATGCTTTGACTATAGGTGATTACTATGTAAAACATTTTGATAGAAGAGATTTATATACAAATAACAAAATTCCATTTAAAAACTATGACCAGTATTTTAGAGATAATTTTACTAGTTATGATAATTTTATAAAATGGGTCAATTCAGCGCCAGATAAAGAAGTTAAGACATTACTTAAGTCAAAAGCACAAGATAAATTCTCTTATAAGGGGATTGGTTTATCTCCACCGAATCTTTATTATGATTTATCAGAGATGGCTAATATCAACCTCTATAAAAAATTATGGGGTAGCTATTCTAATTTTTTACAAGAATTACAAATACAGAATATATATACAAAATCTCTGCCCCGAAACTTCTGGGATGAGCCTCATGACGATATAGAAATCTTTGTGGATACAAGAGAGAAAGCTCCTCTTAAATTTAAAAATGCTATAGACAATAAATTAGACTTTGGAGACTATACTGTTGGAGGAGAGCTTTACTCTAAAACATTTGTAGATAGAAAAGCACAAGACGATTTCAGACACACATTTGGGAAAGACATAGACCGCTTTAGGAGAGAGATGGATAGATGTGTGCAATTTGACTCTTATATGTTTGTTGTAGCAGAAACAAATATAGAAAAATTAGAAAACCATAATAAAAAATCTAAATTCAAATCTAATTTAAGTTATCTATGGCATAACGTTAGGGGTTTGATGGTAGATTACCCTAGAAACTTACAAATCATATTTGCACACAATAGAGCAGGAGCAAAGAAGATAATACCAAAAATACTTTTTTACGGTAAGGATTTGTGGAATGTAGATTTACAATATTTTATAGACGAGAAAGTACATGGCTTGGAAAAAAGGAGAACAAGGATATCGGCTTGACCATTCAGCGTCAGAGTTAAATAAACAACTCAAAGCTATGGAAGGAAGCATCAAAGAAGAGGATGCTCGATATTACTTATATAAATTTTTAAGAAACAATATTT